CCAAGAGGTACAAAACGTAAGCGTAGCTCTAGAGGGACATTTTAATCCCTCTTGCATAAGGTAGGACTAAGTCCTGCCATTTGTCCTCTGCATCGTTGTACTACTCCTTCTACGCAACGATCACAAAACCTCCACCTTATTACCCTTTTGAGTGAAGGGTTTTGATAGCCCTCAAACTCTTCACTCACCTTTTTCAACAAAGGAGGTTAACATGGACGAGTTAGAATCTCTATATAACCACGGATATCGTGGTATTGACACACAACATGAACGGGATATCATAAATTATAATCCCGTATTGGAATACATCAAAAGAGAAAAGATCGACGAACAGCAGAAACTTAATGAGAATTTTTCTCCATCAGAAGAATTATCATATATGGTTACATATAACTTGTCTAATGCAATCAAAACATTGCAAGAAGCAAAGACTGCTACGACCGATCTTCTAAAAGTTCTTAGATCGAAACTACGCGACGTTAAAGTTCTTATTGATGATCCTATTCCTGAAAAAGCACTGTCGTTAAAAGCCTATTGCTTAAATATATCTGCAGAAGATCTTGCTACTGCTCAAATTGATGATAATGTCTATATCACATTTGAGATATTCGATAGAGCTTGTAGAGAGAATTCCCCAGAGGCCAGGGCAGTCATGTATTTCTATATGGAAAATGCAGACTGTGTACCAGCACTATTGTATCCAGATGCTATTATGATGGATGAGGACGTAGACGTTAATACCAATTTTGTTAACGTTGACTGCAAAAACCTGGCTGGACATTATGGTTATAATACAGAGAATGATATTGAGTCCGCAACAAAAGAACGAATCGAACAAAGAATTGCTCTTGAAAATAGGAAAGCTAAATTAGAGTCAGATGTTGAGCTAAGATTGGCTAGCCCTGATGTGTTCGCTGAGCTATCTCAGATTGAAGATAAACTATCAGAGATGGATCAGGATACAACATTACTTCTTGGCAGAGTTGTCGAAGACAGAGCCACCACTATCCAAGAAGATGCTAAGAAGATGTACGATCTTACTGTTAAGGATATCACTTCTATTCTTGGCGGTGGAGGAAATATCGACGGTCTTGTTACCGCAGTTTTAACAACCAATGCGGAAAACGACCCTTATGCACAATTCCAGGAAATGAGGGAGAATATTACAAGGATAAAGAAGATTGTATCCATTGCAAATTCTCTATCAACAATGAGGTCAATTAAACTTACAGACCTCGTGCTTACAATCATTTCCCCTGTCATCAAGGGTATTACGAATCAATTGATTTCTTACTTTGCCAATATTAAAGTTGAGTTAATAGCTCCTCCGCTCAAATGGCTAGAAAGATTAAGCGAAAATACTAAGCTTATCCCGTACAAAGTGGTTGACGATAACTATACAAACGATAGAGGTTTGGTTATACCTAGAAAAAAATATATTCCTGTATCGCAAGCTGTTGATCGTTTAGCGAATACAATAATTGATGTAGCTAACAATATCGAAGATAAATTTCAAGATTTTATTTTGGATTTCTACAAGATCACTAAGTCTAGGAGCGACGCAGTAAACGAGAAACTTTCTAATGCTGAGAAAAAAGCGTGGGCAGAAGCAATATATCGAGCACTTGATATTATCGAAATAGGCTTGCAAGCCATTAATGATCCCACATTCTTTAATTCTCTTGAAAACATACAGTCGTATGTGGATCGAGTCAAAGAAAAGCTCGATTGGGATGATGATAATACAGGAATTCTCGATGCTTCTGAGATTATCGCAGAAGAGTCCGAAAAAGCCCTAGAACCCGTGGTTGATTCGCTAAACTGGAGGCAATACGGTGAAATCGCTGAAGATTGAGGAAAAAATTGATCAAGTTCTTGCAGAACTAGCTAAGTATGAAGTACTAGCCAAGAATGAATGTTTCAAAAAGATTGCAGAACAAGATAATGAAACAAAAAATGCGTTGGTTTATAACTTTTCTCCAAAATCAGGGTTTATTTCCCTGGTTCCGTTATATGACGTCCATTATGGTCTCAAGTCTAGCAACGAAGATTTATTAGATTTATACCTTGAATACATCCTCGATACGGATGACTGTTATACTTTCCTTGGTGGCGATTCATGTGAAGTTGCTACCAAGGATTCAATAGGCAGAGCGACATACGACGAACTTATGCATCTCGGTGAGCAACGCCGGACTTTAACAGATAAGTTAAGACCTTTAGCCAAATCTGGAAAGATCCTTGGTGGGATTTGCGGAAATCATGAAAGTCGTCTCTCTCGCTATGCCGACGATGATCCAATGGAAGAGATCTGTTACGATCTTGGTATTCCGTATTGTGGATATTCAGCTTTTCTCAATATTAACGTTAATTCGATTAATTATCATGTAATGTTTCATCATGGCACCGGCACAGGTACTACTCCTGGTGGAGCAGCTAACTCTGCAGCAAAAGCAGGTAAAGTTGCCGTTGCAGACCTTTACTTTTCTGGACATACACATAAAAGAATGAGCTATGATGAAGCAATCTGCGAAATAGTCGACAATAAAGTTGTAAAAAGAAGAAGGCTTTTCGTAGTTGGTGGCTCACTGGTTAATTACTTTGATATGTATGCTGAAGAAAAGCTTCTTACGCCTAGTGTCGTAGGGCTAGTAAAAGTGACGCTAGACGGAACGATAAAAAATATGTCTGCTACTATATAACGGAGGTACTGATGGAGGTTTATTTGGCTGGTCCTATTGGATCGATGACAATTGCAGAGGCAAACACATGGAGGAACGAAGCTGAACTGTACTTGGCGCAATATGATATTAAAGCTCTAAATCCACTTAGAGGGAAAAACGAAAAAGATCGTGCCACATATACGCCAGCAGAAGTTGTGCTTAGAGATAAAAACGATATTGCTCGTTCCGAAGTAATCTTAGTTTATTGGCCTGAAAGGTGCATATCCAATGGCACCGCAATGGAAATTGAATATGCATATGAAAGAGAAAAAATTATTCTATTTGTAGGCGACTGGGGAGAAAAAGATATTTGGATTAAATATCATGTTACAAAATTGATGCCAGATATCAAAAGCGCCTTAGATTATATTGTTGCGATGTTTAGTTAAAGGATAACAAAATGGACAGACATGGCAAATCAAATTATAAACGCTTCCCGAGAAGGAAGAACGCCGAAGGGAAATACCTTTGTAGGGTATGCGGCAAAGTCCTCTCGGGAAGAAGAACTTCCTTTTGCGACCAGCGATGTCTTCGAGATTTTTTCATGCAGACAGACTGGCAACGAGTCAGGCGCGTGATCTACGAACGCGATGGAGGAATATGTATGAAATGTGGCAAGCGAGTGCCACGCAACAATTTTCATGTTGATCATATAATTCCCATTGCTGCTGGTGGTGACGAATGGAATTTAGACAATCTTGAATTGTCTTGCCCAAAATGCAATTTGAGAAAAGGCAGTCGCATTTAATATATAATGAAGGGGAAGACGTGTATGTTTGAGAGACTGCGCAAACGCATAATTAATCTTTTCTTCACAACAGTTGGAGATACAAAACAAGAAGCAACGTCTAGAGACCCCGAACAAACAGCAATTAAAAGAGTCGGTTACGCATTTGTTAAGAGCGCAAGCGGAGGAAGTGCTCGAAAAAATTTCGAGTCTCCCGAGTTCGATTTAGAAGTAATAGAAAATGCCTATGATACAGAATCGTATATTAGACAGGCAATTGACAAATACCTCGACTTGATTTTCAAAGCAGGATGGCAGTTAAAGGGTAAAAACGAAAAAAGTCTACAGTATATAAAAACCCGTCTGGCTGTCATGGAAGAAGCTACTGATACCCCACTAAACACCTTCCTAAAAGAAATAGCAGAGAATCTGCTAAAGTTCGCCAACACATTCATCATTAAAGCTCGTACAAAACAGCCCTTAAATATACCAGGTTTAAATATCCAAGGTATGGGAGGGTTAGAGCCGGTTGGAGGCTACTTCTGTATCGCTCCTAAAACGATACAGATTGCCAGAGATGCAAACGGTACAGTTCTTCAATACCAACAAAAAGTTTCTGGATCCAATAAACCATTACTTATTAAACCAGAAAATATGGTTCATATCGCGTGGAAGAAACCTACCGGAATGGCTTTTGGTGTTCCGTTTCTTCTTCCAGTCCTTGACGATATTAGACTGCTTAGAGAGATCGAGGACAACGTAGCCAATCTTCTTTATAAATATCTTCATCCGCTGTATAAGTTCATTGTGGGTCTTCAAGAAGATGGCAAGGAATCAACTCCTGAAGAAATCGAATATGTTAGGCAAATGATTCAAGAGATGCCTATGGACGGCACATTGGTTATTCCTGAGCGGTATAATGTCGAAGTAGTTGGAGCTGAAGGCGCTGCAATCGATGCAAGTTGGGCTCTTGAATATTTCAGACAAAGAGTTTTCTCAGG